TGAAAAATGGATCATTAAAAAGATCCAGTGCTGTTTTTACCATGTTATTCCCCTTTCAAGCGAATAAGTTAATTTACCCCCCATTCGGGCAGGTATTAAAATTATAGCATATAAAATGAGCAGTTTATAGACGACTGCTCAGGTCTATCAGCCACGGGTTTCAGCCTGCCGACTCTCTTTTCATCGAGCATCCGTTGCAAAACCTTTTAAAGTCTTATAGCGGAATAGTATATATTGTATCACAATATGCTATAATTATACAATAGCGAAATGAGGAAATTATGGATCAACAAAGATTAGATAATGCTAAGAGCGGATTTACAGAAACATCTACTGGTAAAAGATTTAATTTTACATCACCGATTCCAGGTATACATATCTATAAGAATGTTTGGCCCACCTCTATGGATACAATGAATAAACTACTTACAAAAGAGTTTTGGGAAGAGGTATCTGATAAGCAAGGTGCTCGCAAATGGGTCCGTGAAGATTTTTTTGATGATGTAGAGTATACAAAAGAAAACGGCAAACAATCAGATACTTGCTGGCTCTATAATTATAAAGAGGCTAACGAAGCGTTTAGAGACATTATTGACTCATACTGTTTTCATTGGAACCTTGATCCAAAAAGTAGAGAAAGTCTAAGAATATCTAGATTCTCAAACGGTGAATTTTTTGGAGCACATAGCGATGATACTTATGCAACACCAAGGACAGTATCTTTAGTGTATTACCCTAATGATGACTATGAGGGTGGCGAACTTGAATTTATTCACTTTGGGGTTACTATCAAACCAGAAGCAGGAGACTTATTTGTTTTTCCATCTGGCTATTCATATGAACATAAGATTCATGAAATTAAATCTGGTAATCCTAGATGGACTATTGTAAGTTTTTTAAATTTTGCAACTGATGATGAAGCAGATCTTCGTAGATCAAAGATAAAAGTTTTTCCTTATAAGCCTGAATTTTCTAGCCTATTCTAAACATAAAATAAAAAGGGGGCCTTGGTTGTGGCCCCCTTTCTTTTTGCTAATTTACTTCTTTGGTGCTGCCTTTTTCTTAGCAGGAGCCTTCTTTACAGTTGCTTTCTTAACTGCTGAATCAACTTCTGCTGCATCTGGAAGACGTCCAAACGCTGTGTCATTAGGATTGATTGCACGAATTGCTACGGGCGCTAGTGCAGCCAATAGAGAGTATGCAAGTGTCTTAAGATCTGTCACACCTGACATATAAAGTGCAAGACCTGCACCAAGTACTGATCTTCCGTATGACGCTAGTAGTGCTTTGATTTGTTCATTATTCATATTATTCCTCCTAGGATATAATTTGTGTTAGTATTGTGAAGCCAATCCATAAACCAATAATTCCTGCGACTCCCGCAAAAACTGGTGGTGCTGGTACTGGCAATTTGAATGCAGCAAACACGACACCGCACCCAAAACCTGTTAGTGTTGACAAGAAAACATCTTTCATTAACTTAACTCCTCTTTTGGCAAAAGTGATAACAGTATTTCTGATTCCTCTACCAAACCTTTATTTTTTAGGTCTTGTGCAACTTCGTTAATAGTCTTTTGTGATGACTCAATATAATTATATGCCCATTCCCTAGAGTCTGTTACAAACTTTAAGAATCCATCGTCTTCTTTTTTGCTTTTTGTTTGTTCTATTTCAAGTTCAGAGGTTAATCTTTCAATTATTTCTTTTGTATCAAGTGCCTGCTGAATCACCTGTACATTTTTTTTGTATATACGAGATTTTAATTTGGCGTTATCAAAAATAAGTTTAAACAAAACTATTAAGATAAAAGAATAAAGTATATATGTAATCATTTACTTCCATCTCTTGTTAGTAAAACTATTGCGCCTTCCATCTCCAAGGCTTTTTTAACAGAAATCATGTATTGTACAGCCTCAATTTTTTCTTGATGGCCTAAATTTAAGAACATAGACTCTGCTGCTTTTACTGTTAAAAAGTTTTCATGATCAATTATCTCTAATCTAAAACCTTTAGGAGCAGTAGGTTCTAGATACTTAAAGGCTCGTCTCATTGCATCAGTATACATTACTCTTCCCTCTTCCAATGTAGATATGACTTAATATAAACAGCAGCATATGCCAATGCGCTAAAAATAAACCCATACTGCCTTGTGTGAAGTGCATATGCTATCCAAAGGCACTCATTAAATAAAAGTACAAACCATCCCCAAATAGTTTTTCGACCAACAAAGAAAATGCCAGTTACACCTATTACTGCTAAAATCCATGACCACATTTTTTCCCTAACTATACCTATTAATTATAGCAGAAAGTCGCTACAGACTCCATATGCCTTTTTTACATTTCTTGATCCATCTAGATCAACTATAATAGTTTTATCTGTTATATCTTTACCTGGGTAGGTCCAGATATAGCCATTACTTGTCAAAGTAAAATCGTCTGTCTCATGCCAAAAGAATCTTTTTGTTGGATGCATATCAATAAAATGTTTTAATGCTTCTATATTTTTACAATGAAACCATGCATTATTTACAATTTTATAAAATGTTATTGGGTCAACAATATAAGTTGGCTTATCGTGTCCAAAATACATTATCTTGTCTATAACCCAGACATCTACCTCAACATCAAATCCATTGGATATGGCCTGAAGCAAGTATTCTGGTTTATTTTCTAACTCTGGGTATGGACCATTTGTATTACCTCTATGAGATATCTTAATCATTTTTATTATTCTCCATATAATACCTTAAGTCATCTGGTGTTCCAATTCCCCACATTTTTTTAATATCACTAGTAAATATTCTTTTATTATCAGCAATTGCTTCATTAAATACTGGGCAAACATAAAATTCCCCGTTAGTCCTTATATTTTTATGTATCATTTGCTCTGCATATTTTACAAAATCAGATCCATGTTTCCAGTAATATATTCCTACTGTGGCTATATTACTAATTGGTTTCTTTTCTGCAACCTCAGTTACAAGTCCGTTATCGTCAACTTTTGCGTAGGACCACTTTGGGTGTGTAGACTTAAATGTGGCAATTCCACCATCAGCATTGTTTGTCATTAAATCATAGATAAACTGTCTGCTGTTCCACTCAACTATTTGATCAGAGTTTGCCATAATAAGTGGACTATTATTATTAATATATTCTTTTGCTAAAAGAGATGTGACTGCTGCGCCTTCTGTTATACCTTCTACTTGAATAATATTACATTCTGGGGTAATTAAATTTAATAAATATGACAGATTATATTTATCATAATGCTCTTTTTGTACAATGTAGGTATATTTTGCATTTACCCTCAAAGACTCTACAACAGCCTGAATCATAGGTTTTCCATCAACCTCTACCAGTGGCTTTGGGAATACGTATCCAGCGTCTTTAAAACGGCTTCCAAGTCCTGCCATGGGTATCAAAACATTTAGTCCTTGATCTTTCCATGTGCTGCTGCCTTTTTGTAAAAGACTAATAGCCTTATCAATCTTCTCCATATCTAGGTCTGATCTATCTTTAATTTCAATTAAGTTTGCTTTGCTATCCCTTGCTGCTAACTTGCCAACAAGACTATCCTCAAAGATTATGGTCTCGTCTGCAATAACCCCAAAATAGGACATAGCCTTCCAATACATTTCTGGGTGTGGCTTCGGGTTTTTAACATCTTCGTTGCTAACAATATAATCTATTAAATTAAAAATACCAAGTCCAGTCAAACACTCAACTATTGTTTTTCTAATACTATTACTTGCTACAGCAATCTTTATCCCGCTATCCTTTACTACTTTTAATAATTTTATTAGATCAGCATCTTCATTTATATTAGAAAACATTGTGCTTGTTATATTTTGTTTAGCATTCCAGATATCGTCAAACCTTTCTTTTGAAAGTCCTTTATTTTTATTAAGAAGTAATAATTTTGCTTTGGTTGGCAGACCCTCATATATATTTTTTTGTTCTTCTTCTGTTATAACATACTCAAGACCAACAGTTTTAAGAGCGCTATTTAGGGCATCAAAATGAATACTCTTGCTATCAACAAGAACACCATCTAAATCAAAAACAATTAGCCTATTCACAAATTAAACTTTCCAATGCTTTATTATTTTGTATCTTTTCTAAAACTGTATCTGCTTTTCTATTGCTTGATATGGTCAGGTATTGATGATCCATTTTAAAAGATAGTCCATGATAGTCAATATGAATCATTTCTATTCCTCCAACGGTCAGCGGAACCTGCAATTCAATTAATTTACCAGATTTTTGCATAAAGGCTGAATTTATAAGTGCTGCACCAGTAACACCAACAATGGTTTTTGTTTCATGAAAATATTGCATCTGTGCTTTAAAATCTACAAAATCTTCTGCAACAAAAATTTCAAAACCTTTTGATTTAAAATACTCTTCTAGTTTTAATTCATCGTCCATACGAACATCATCATGAAACATCAGTTTGCTTTTATCTTTAACTGGACCAACGCATGCTTCTGGTGTTTTTAGTCTTTGTTTTTTTCTACTAACAAACACCTTTCTCCATGGCTTTGCCTCTGGGTTTTCTATTGTCATATTTTTAAATTCAGTTAAATAGTCTATATTATCAGACGTCATTAAAAATGATGGCTTATATACAATGTTTGACATGATTGCGCCTTTAAAATTATAAGAATTTAATACTCTATGATTCACCTTGTGTCTTGACATCCAGTTAAAAATAAAAGATCTTGACTCATCTTGATAGGGGTTTTCAAATCTTGGCAAGTATATAACTAGATCTCCCTGATTTTTTCCTGGCTCACGGGCCCTCATCATTGTTGGTATAAAATCTACAACAAAATGGAAAAACCCTGAAGGATACTCAACCAAATATTGCTGATTTCCATTTGTAAAATTAAGTATTGCTGGATTCCCAAACTCATCTTTATCAAGTTTGTCCCATTGGTGCTGTGATTTGTCATAAGGTAATACGTCAAGTCTTCCCCAAAAACCTTCTTCATTTGCTTTTGGAATAACTAAAAATTTTCCCTTATTAAATTGAAGACTTAACTCCTCTTTTGGACTATAAAACTCCACTACTCATCTCCAGATGTTGTAAGCACTTGCCAGGTTGAACCCCACATTGCTTTTGTTTTATGCCTATTAAATTCTTTAGATATTTTACCATCTTCTAAATATATACCGCCCCAGATTCCATATTCTTTTCCAGTAACACCAACTGCAAAACAAGTTGTCCTAACTGGACAAGAATGGCAAAGTTTATCAACTGCAAACCTTAACTCTGGCTGATCTTCATATTTTTCAAAGAATATATTTGTGTCATAGTCTAAGCATAACGCTTCATCTTTCCATTCATGCTTATTCATATTATCTCAAATACTTATCTGGTATATCCCAGCCATCTCTATTTGGTGAAATTTTGCTTACCATGCACCATTTACCATTTACCATTGCTCCATTTTTAGAAACAGATGCACGGTCAGAAGGATATGAACTAACTACTGTCCATCCATCCCAAGACAAAGCCTTGTTTTTTGAAACGATTGATTCCATTTGTTCTAGTTCTTTAATAATCATTTTTTCTCCTATTAGTATTGAAAAACACCAGAGTCAACATTATAGTCTTTTGCCAACTCTACCAATTTTGAGGCTCTCTCATTTGGTTTACTTAAAAATGCAAAAAAGTTTATCTCTCCTGCATACATTTTTTGATCTATTACTGCTGGCGCAACCTTCTCAAACTTAATTTTTTTACCACGAGACTTTAAGCCTCTTTCCGATAAGTTTACAAATTCAGAAACCATTGCATTAATATTTCCAGGACCAGCGCTATAGATTTCAAGGATACTATCTTCTTGTTTTAAAGTAGACATTGCAACTCCCATTGCTCTAAGAAGCACGTTATAATCATCAAAGGTACTAGTACCCTGAATCGCCACTATCATCAGAAACATCCTTCCCTTCTCTAAGTTGATCCATTATAAACAGCATCTTATCTAATTGTATCTTATCCATACCCATTGTGTCAACTATACGTGAAGTTGATCCATCTACGTCTGTCCCGTCCATATCGGCAACATAGAACTTATTATCTTTAATCCAATAAGCAAGATTATCAACAATTATTACCTTTATATTTCTTTTTTTATCTAACTCCATAGACTGACTATTTTTTTGCTTTTGTTGTTTTGGTATCAACGGAAGCAAAGGCGAAACAATAGAGTGTAAATGACTTTGACTGTACCTTATTGTTGGGATCGGATCATTGATAGTTTTATTACTCTGAATCATTCTAACTGTAAAGAAAAATAAAAAGAATGTAAGTATTGACCCAGCAACAAAATCCATAGCATTCCACCCAATCTATCTTGATATAATTATTCTAATAATTTCTTTTAATGTGTATTGTCTATCTTTTTCAAGTTTTAAAACTTCTTCTTCATTTAATGCTTTTTCTGTTAATCTAACTATAGGATTTTCTTCTGTTGGATCCATCTCTAAAAATCCATGCTCCCATAAAGCCTGAGTCTCACTAGAAAAATATTTTGAAAACTCATTATGAAGTTCTGGATTTATTGATTGAAGTTTTGGTGTAAAATTATATAACATATCGCCCGACTCAATGTCTAAACCAGCAACCTCTAATGCTCCTTGAAGGATTAGATCTTCAATTATTTCATCTTCATTCATTTATTCTCCAAGTCATCACTTTTGGTCCAGCCTCAAGTATTCTAAACATGTTTGATCTAAACTGTCCTTCTAGATTTTCATATAGTTCTGGGCTTACTTCTTTTAGTTTATCCGTAATTCCATATAAAAATGTTCCAGTTTTATCATCAATACCGCTTACCTCTATAGCACCTTGCATAAGCAAGTGCTCTATCATTGCTTCATTTTTTATATTCACTTTACTCCTCAATAAAATTTAAGAATTGTTCACGACTCTTTGAGCCACTCATTCTTTTTACTTCTGGGCCATCTCTAATAAGTATATATGTTGGTACTGATTTAATACCAAACTCTTCAAGAAGTTCTAATTCAATATCAGCATCAACAAAAATAAAATCTATTAAGCCATCTCTTTTTAATTCTTCTGCTACTGGCCTTGTTCTTGAACAGGGATTGCACCAGTCAGCAGTAAAATAAAGGACATGACTCACTTTCCAGACTTCTTTCTTGCCTTTGCAAGTGCTCCAAAATCTTTAACTTTTGTATCTCCAAGATATCCCCATGCATAACCATCGTTGATCATCATGTCATTAAGAGATACTGTATTACCATCTACATATACCCAGCCTAAAATACGACCATACTTTTCAGATGAGTCCATCTTCTCAGTCTTGATCACAACAGACTTAGCATCCTTTAGAGACTTCTTTAGGTACTCTTTGGCCTCAAGGCCAAGAGCCTTCTCAGCAAGATCCTTTGTGCGAGACTCTGGGGTATCAATACCAGCCAATCTTACACGAGATGCAAACAGGATATCAAACCCTAAATCAATAAGAACGTCAATGGTATCTCCATCTACTACATTCTCTACTTTTCTTACATAGTATTCATACATTATTTTCTCCCCCATTGTATATAGTTCCATCCACGCTCATGTGCGTAGTAGATAAATACTTTAACTACCGTTTCCCAAAAGGCAATTGCTCCTGAAAGAGTTGCGTCTCCAGTAATGACATAAGCAACAACAAATGAAGATAGTGTTCCCCATATGCGATAACTTAATGCCTTGGCAAAAGATCTGGCCTTAGTTACTGTCATCTTTATCTTTCTTCTCAAACATTGCTGATACCATTCGGTCTTCAGCATCATTCATTGCTTTGCCAGCATTTTCTATATAATTAAAAATCTTTTTAAGTATTTTAATTATAATCATAGGAAAAACCTGTTTGGTAAAATATCAATTAAAAGATTTACACGGTAGTCTGGGCTATTGTTATTTACAGAGTGATTTTTTGCATTGTTTATTTCCCAGCACTCGCCTTCAGACATGCTAACTGTTTTATTCCCTACAGTAAAAGTAACATTTTTATTTGTTATAATTGGTATATGATTTCTTCGTGCAGACATAAGATAATCTCCGCTATCAAAATGTTTTCTTATACTTTCATTGCCTGGAAGTTTAATCAAAAGGCACTGTCCAACTTTTCCATTGTATAAACTTTCTAAATTTTTTACAATTGGATCAACAAGTACTTTAATAGTTGCATCTGCTCCAACATCTGTACCCATATAATTTTGACCAAGTTTCCAATCAAGTGGATGTTTGTAGATAAAATAAGACATAGTGTCTTTATGTGTATACTCTGTTTCCTGTCTTCTTGTATCTATTAACCACTCTTTATCAAAATTTTTAACAATTTTTTTTAGTGATGAAACGTCAAAGATATTTTTTAGTTCAATTTCAAAATCTTCATCACCTTTTAACATTTAGATACCCAAATCCTTGCGTTTTTGTGTAGCAGAGATAGCGTGAATGTCTGCACCAAGATCTACTTGCTCAATTTTATAGCCTACGTCACGACCATATACAATGTTGGTAATGTTAGGAAGTCTTAGCACTAATGCGCCATCCATAAATTCATCTTTGGCAATATATTCTTTTACCTGATCAAACTTAAGTGGATCTTTCTCGCTTGTATTGTATGTATTGCGTACTCCCAATAGCACTTGGTCAGTTCTCTTACCAGCCTCCTTGTAAAGGGCGTGGTGACCCTCGTGCCAAGGCTGATACCTACCCAGCATAAGTGTTGTAGGGGCTGTCCAGTCGTGTAACTGGCAAGCAGTAATGATAAGATCAACCTCTTCGTCTACAGTCATACCTAAGTTGATACGAATATCACAATATTCTGGATCTTCCCACATCTTGTTAGTATCTTCAAACCTTCCAGACTCAATTCTGTCTACCCAAATTAAAATATCTGGCTTTCCAAATGCAGCACGAGTTAAGTCTGTTGGACAAACAAAGTCAGCAATGACAGGTGCTACACCTTGCTTTGAGATAAGTCTTGCCATTTCCCCCATACGCCTTGCCTGCTCTAGCCTATCTTCAGGGCTAAAACCAAGGTCTGAGTTAACCGTAGCACGTACCTCATCTGCATTAAGATGAATAGCGTTAATTCTTTCTTTTAAAGCCTTGGATAGTTCTGTTTTTCCAGAACCTGGAAGGCCAATAACCTGTATAATCATATTATTCCTTAACTAGTTTTTGTCGCTCATCAGTAATTTGAATTGCAAATTTCATCATTTTATCATATCCTACGGCATTGTCCATAACCTTGTTATAGTGGTGACCACAAAATAACAATTCTCCAGAAATACCAGAAACCTTTACAAGGGCTTCGGCATTACATCTATCACATCTGTCAAGTGGTGAGAGTTGCCAGTCTTGCTTGACTTCATCTTTTAGCATTGTAAACATTATACTACCGCTTTCTATTATCAGTGGAATAAAATCCACTACCGTTGAATACTGCCCCTATATTAGAGTATACACGAACTAGTTGACTATTGCAAGTCTCACAGTTGTATCCTGGATCGTCTTCTGATATACCTCTTACTTTTGTATACCTAATAGCACAAGCCATGCAATCATATTCGTACGCTGGCATCTACTTCTTCTTTAGTTGCCAGACAGGAAGATTAACTTTTGTATCTTCTAGTTTATATCCTAAGATAGATACAAACGCTTTGATAAGTTTAATTCTCATTACTTTACCCTCTTTCCAAGTTTTGCCCAAAGTCTTTCATGTATGAAATATCCTAGCGCTTCCCATGCAATATAGATTAATGCACCAAGGCTTGCATATTCCCATTCTCCAGTAAACAAGTAGATAACTCCCGCAACACCAACAAGGTGAAATGTTTCCCAACTGGCTGTTTTAAGTAAAGTTCTCTTAGTTGATTCCATTACTTTACCTTACTTAGCAAAGGTGTGTTTTCTTCTCCAACATATACTGGACGACCCCAGCCAACAACAGCATTGATTAACTTCTTCTTGTTGTCTTTTACATAACCACGAGTTTTTTCTACACACATTCCACCGTTGCGTTGGTCTCCCTTTGCAGTTCCTGAAGTATTTCCCTCAATAACCTGAATTGTTCCATCACCATTGTTCTTAATACAAAGACCAACATGAGAAATTCTATTGACGCCATCATCTGGAAAATCAAAATAGATCCAGTCTCCTGGAGTTGGATCATCGTTACGAGCATCTGCCCAACGACCTTCCTTTTTAAATTGATCTGATGCTGCTACTGTTGATGCAGACTTTGGAAACTTTGGAACCCCTGCCGTCATTGCACACCAAGAAACGAATGACTGGCACCATGGTTGGAAGTTTACCTTCATCCATGCGCCGTATTTTGTTTCATTATCTTTAGGGCCTTCAATTGTGCCCACTTCTTTCTTTGCAACCTCAATGATTGCTTTTAATGTTCCTTTATCAGCCATTTTTTCCTCCTATAGGATATGTATTAATTATACCAGATTAGCGTGTAATTGTAAAGTTGTATGCTTTTTCCCATGCTTGAATGTCTAGTTCATCATTGAGTAATGGCTGGCCTTTAATATTAAGGCTAGTATTAAGAAGAACTGGCACCCCAGTCTGTAAGTAAAACTTATTCAAAGTCCTCCACAAGCCACGGTGTTGATCTTTATTTACAGTCTGAACCCTTGACGTTCCATCTTTATGTACCACTGACGGTATTTTATCTGGCTGTAAACATTTAACCGTATACTGCATATACGGAGAATCAAAGTCCATATCGAACCATTTGTCTGCAAACTCCTCCATAACAACTGGAGCAAATGGCCTAAAGAGTTCTCTTTGTTTAATTAGATTAACTTTGTCTTTTATTAGTGGATCTCTTGGATCAGCAAGGATACTTCTATTACCTAACGCTCTTGGACCATACTCTGCTCTTCCTGTTGCTACTGCTACAATTCCATCTTTTAGTATGCCGTCAATTATTTTTTCAACTGGATATTCCCCGCCTAAGTCGTGACCTAGGTATGGATCTTTCCATTCAATATGTTTTCCATATAACGCTGCTGCTGCACCCAAAGAACTTCCAGCATCTCCTGGGTTGGGCATAATCCAAACATCACCAAAAATATTCCATAACAGGGTGTTGGCAGAAGAGTTTAAAGCGCAACCACCCATAAACACAAGGTTGTCTTTGCCCGTTATATTGTACGCCATATGCATAAATTCATTTAGCCTTTGTTGATAAACAAACTGAACTGCAGCAGCAATATCAAACTTATCCTGCTCAGACTCAATCCATCCCCAGTCAGTAATTCCTTTATGAAAGTTATATTTTTGTTGATTATACTTTGGAAAATAGTCATCAATTTTTCTGTAATATTTTGTCCAGTCGCCATATGCTGCCATACCCATCATAATATATTCTTCTTGATTTGGCATTAGGCCTATTAGTTGTGTGAAAGCAGAATAGAATAATCCAAAACTAACTGGATAGTTTTGTTTATACTTAAGTCTGATCTTGTCTCCTTCTCCAACCCAAATTGTTGAAGTATTATATTCACCCATTGCATCAAGAACAACAATTACGGCATTATCAAATTTACTTGTATAGTATCCTGCTGCTGCATGAGAATAGTGATGTCCAAAAGATTTTCTTGGCACTCCATCAATATCAAACCTTGGCTTCCAATCTCCAGAACCACCCCTTAAAGCCAGCCTGGAGGCCTTTAGAAGAGGCTTTTCATAGTAGGCTATATGATCTGGTTTTCCATATTGCAAAGCATCTTTTACTAAACTATCATTGATGTACCAGTCATTTTTTTGCTTACTATATCTTTCTGCATGCCCAGCAAATAATATTTTTCCATCCTCTATTAAAGATACAGATGCGTCGTGAGATGTTTCATTAACCCCAAGGATTATCATTTATTTCCTCCAATAATAATTTAGCAAATTCTTTGTGGTGCTCAATATCCCAGTGGCCATCTTTTTGCAACCCATTAATCCATTTTTTAGTATTAGAAAGATTTTCCCCATAAAGACTAAAAAAATTATTGAGCCCAGAATTTACAAGTTGTTGTGCTGTTAACCAGTCCCATGTAGAATATATTAGTCTAATTCCATTTAATTTACAAAAATCTTCAAAACCCCATAAAGAAAGTAAGACATTTTTTATTTGAACTAACTTAATCATCTCATTTTCTTCTTTTGTTATTAAGTTATAGTCTGCACCATAAGTAGTTATCTCTCTTGTGTAATCTGGTAAAAGTAAAAATATTGAGTCTGGAATTCCGTATTCTTCACAATACAGTCTTACATCATATAGAATTTCCATTATTGAAATTCCAGGTCTTGATATATTGTAGTAGCCAGAGCAGTCTTCAAGTTCTCTATACACAGAATGAGACCAAGTATTTTTAATATCATCTATTCCGTAACCAAATGTTTGTGAGCATCCACTAAATAAAACATGTTTCTTGCTAGAGTGATCTTTAATTAGTTCGTCAGACCTTAACTGAAATTTATTTTTATGATTCCAACTTTCAAAACCAGCATATATAACAGTATGAGGATTCTTTATCTGATCACAATCTTTTTTTGGAAAGTCTTGAAATATAAAACTTTGTAAATGATATTTGCCAGACCAGGTTTTTACAAGGCTAAAGGAATCATGCTCACATAAAAAATCAAAAGAAGTTTTATTTTTATCTTTAGCAAAAAAAACCATTATTCATCACCTGTAGAGTCCCTCTTTTGCTGCAAAGGCACATTATGATACCAATTAGGCAATGCATATCTTGGTCCACGAGTTACAGGATATACCTCGTGAACATACAAAAAGTTTGATGGAAAAAATAAAACACTTCCAGCCTCTGGCTTAAATTTAATTCCAGAGTGCCTAAACTCTATTTCTCCACCTTCATAATCGTCATTAAGGTAGAGTAAAACAGAAAGAACTCTGCTACTTATACCCTGGTCCTGGTGCGCTGGTAAATGACCAGTCTCATCGTATCTGAGCAAATGCATGGTATGTTCTCTAGATTTAATATTTTTTTCTGCAAAGGGGTATAGTTCTGTGGAGTAATGGTTTAATGTTTTATCTAATGCACCAAACAACTCAGATGATATAAAGGTTTGCTCTTCTTTATAAATATCTGATTCATGTATATTCTTTACTTGTGGAATAAATTTTTGAACATTAAATGTAAGTTTATTTTCTCCATCTCCGTAAGTCCATGGGACCCAAGGTTTCACAGATGTTTTATATGGTGCAGGAGAAGCCTCAACATATTTCCTGTCTAACTCTTCAATCTTTTCTATAAGGGATGCTGGATCATTTACAATATTTTTATAGTAAACTAAACCAAGATCAAGAACTTCATAGTTTAACAAGTGGGTAGTCCTTTGCTTTCCATTCATTTTTACCAGGATGGAATTCTGGGTCTACGTGTTGTGGAAGGCTTGTATGCATATATAGTCCAGTATACCTGTCTCCACGAGTAACTCTTGTTATACCATGAATATATTCAGTTCCTGCTCCAGGGAAAAATACAGCAGAGTACTGCTTTGGCTGATATTCAAATTCTTGATTTGGGAAATAAATTTTTCCACCATCATATTCTGATTCATGGTTAAGATACATAATTGTGCTAAACTCGATCCATGGCTCTGGTCCCTGTGCATCAATATGTAGGTCACCTTTTGTTCCAGTTGCCCAGTGAGATCCAAATGCTTTAAATACATAGATGTCATTTTTAAAACCCATCAAATCTTTATGCATCTGATTTGCTTTATGACCGTACTTAATCATAATATCCTGAACTGTTTTATTATATGGCAAGGATGTTCCGCCAAATCTTTTACTGTAATATTTAGGGTATTCGTTTACCTCTGATGGATTTAACTGTTCATCAATTAATGTCTTAGCATCTTCTGGTGATATAAAGTTTTCTATTACTGTTATTCTATGCATTTTTCCCCCTATGTTAATTATACCACTAGCGTATTGCTTTAGTGGTGGCTACATATCTTTCTGCTGATATTTTATTCATTGCAAGGCTTTCTGGGTCATAAAGAACATCATCCTTAATAAAAGGTAACCTTTTAAGTTTTTTAAAATCAAAATCAAAAAAATCATAAAACTCTTGTATTTTTCTATCCCCTATAAGTTTTGTATCCGTATATCTATTTTTACCAGTAGTTATGAGGTCAACGGCTAAATTATAATTATGAAGCAATGAAAATGGAGCATAAGTATTTTCAATAGTCCTAACGTTCATATCCCTATATAAAGACTCTGGTGCAGAATAAATATCAAAACCCATACAAAATAGACCTATAGAAAGCGACTCTTCTTCCCCATGGTACTTTAAGTATTCTGGGTATCTTAATTTCCAAACTATCTTCTTATTTGCAAACAGTAGATTTCTATCTATCATATTTGTTTTAACATATTCATTTTCAAAATGCTTAATTTTTTTAATAAAAAATAGTTTATCTATTTCCAGTTCTGGCCTATAGTTTCCAGAGACAACAATATCTTTATCGCCAACAAAATCTACAAGATTTGAATCCCAGTCTTTACTAAGCATTACGTCATCTGAAATTATTAACATGTAGTCAGACATGTTGTTGTGTATTACCCTTGCTTTGTATACTGCTGGACCATAGATCCAGTCCCAAAAAATATGCTGATAAAAATCTACTCCAGAATCTTTTCTAAATGTTGCAGACCTATCTATTGGATTTTGATCTGATATGGTGATTGAGATAGAATGTTTGCCAGATTTATTAGCAATTAGATTATCAACAACATCTTTTAATGCTTTACTTTTATATGAATAAATATATACATTTATACTACTCATAATCTTCTCCTGTTGGCTTATCTTTTGTGCCAAAAATTTTTCTTCTCCAGGCAGTTTCTTTATAATATCCGTAGAGCCTTGATCTTCTATTTTCTGCTGCAAGTTCATGTCTATCTAAATCACGATCATTTTCCTCTATAACACGCTCCCAGTTATCTCTTTTAAAAGGAATCATTTGAAATATTGGAGTACCTTTTTCAATTTTTCCAATAAAGTTTTTCTTTAAAAAGAATGCTGTAAAAACTGGAAGCCCCCAGATATCTGACTCAACTATCCCAGACATTGTATAAAATGGAAGATCAAATCTATTCATTGGATGAGTAATCAATACTGAATATCCTGGAGGTGTTTCATAATACCAGTTCATTCTCCATCCATAGTGGATTGGATGGCAATTATCTGGCACTACTATGTCAGTTATTGGTCTTTTGTCAACCATCATAACATTTCCATTCCAAGAGACTGTTGGCTTTCCGTTAGAGTCTAAATCAACATATATATCATCCTCCAATACGTACTGGTAACCTGCTGTCATTGCATCTAAAAACGGTGCACACATTTTTGTAGATACTTGCGCTCCATCTGCGCCTACATTGTTATTAATTCCTAAAGTTATATCATCATTTGATTTATCAAATTTAGATAATGACTTGTACCATTCTGGAACAAGCCTAATACCAGGAACTGGGGCAGTAAGTATTCCATCATGCCCAATAAAACCTGGAGTAAATTTAATTTCTAATGGATCCACTACTTATATTCTTTCTTTTGTCTAAACTTGTTCTTATAAGCATTAACAAAAGCACTTCGAACATTTAATCTTTGCTTAGATAGGTCTGCACTAGACTCTTTTGCGTCTACTAATTCCATTGCCCAGTCCTCTCTTTTAATTGGTATTACCTGTACAAGAGGTGTGCCTTGCTTTAATATTCCCTTAAAGTTTTTCTTAATTAAGAATGATAAGTGTCCATCTGAAATAAATTTATCAGTATCAATCATCCCACCTATTGCTAAAAATGGAAGGTCGTCTTTGTGTACTGGTTGCATAAATAAAGAACTGGTTCCCTCTTCTGTACCTACAGCCCAGAACGGCATAATTCTAAATAGTTCTTTGTGATATATGTCCTTGTCAATTGGGTAATGATCATATTGCTCTGGGGCATGCGAAGCAATCATATCACTTGCAAATTGTTTTAGTGTAAGTGGTACTGACCAAGATATCTTTTCTGGATTTGTTGCATCAATATATATATCACATGGAACATATATGATATATCCAGCAGTCATATAATCAAATATTGGCATACATCTTTTAATTGTTGAAGATAGATTTCCCTTTGCCAACTGAGTCTCTTCATCGATTGATCCTGGTTGCTTTCGATACCAATCTGGGACTGCTTTACTAGCAGGAGTTGGGGCTGGTGCAAACTGTTTAGTCTTTTCGCTAAACGGATAAAATTTAATCTTGTTCATAGAATTCCTTTACTCTCTTCATCATTATATCATCTGCTTTAAAAGAAATATTAAACATTGGCTGATTTCGTTTAATCTTCCCATATTTATCATCTACCATATGAGTGCCAACCCTTTTAAAGTTAAATGGCACGAAGTTGGGCTCTACGTACATAGATAAAGGGTCTATCCTGTTTCTCAAAAATGATCTTTCTTGTATAAAAAATGGAGATTCTTCTGGTCTAGTATAAAAAACCTCAACATCTTCGTCAATAATCCATGGTGTATAAAACACAAAGGTCCTTGGAAAGCAGTCATCATATCGAAATTGCTCTTTTGTCTTATAGTATTGTCTCATCCATGGTCTATCAATACTTTTAAACCTATCTCCAGTCTCAAGCAAAAAGAACTCTGCATGATTTCTTTGCTGAAGTGTAACAATATCGTCATCAATAGACATCAATACTGGTGGTGGATACAATCCTTCTACATAATGGTTAATAGGCTTAATCAGTGAATTTTTATATTTACCTTTTAAAACTTCCTCATACCTAACCCATCTTTGAGTTAGTCTAGACTTGGTAGATATTTCTGAAAATATTGGATCTTCTGTATCATACCAGATATTAAAATTGTATTCGTTTTGCCTATGCAAAATATCTGGTTTATCAGCCAATTACTGCTCGATTACTTTAAATACTACCATGCAAGGATCTCCGCCATCTTCCCACTCCTGAGACTCTTCTTCAGTCATATATGGGTCTCCTTCATGAGTATTACAAAATGGCTCTGTTATCCAACCTCTATCTATTCCGTTTTGAATCCAAATTTCAAACTCTTTCCAATTAGATTCTTCATCTTGAATTTCACCTAGTATCTCATCAAAATCCATTAGTATCTCCTATGCACTAATTACATCTACTGGACCCATGCATGATGGGTTAAACTTAATTGCAGCATTTACTGCTTGTACAACTCTATTTCTTGCGTTCTTTTGCTTGTCTGTTGCATATAAAACTCCATAGGCATATTCCGCTCCTGAGCCCATCGCTAGGTATGGAAGAATATATTTAGATAAAGACATGTCTGCTGAACTATGTTCATATATCTCTCCACGTACGGCAATGATTAGGCCAAGGTCACCATCTTTTGATGTGTCAACCCAAAATTCATTATAAAACTCACGAAGTTCTTTAATAAACTTTGTTTGCATAAATTTATCTGTATCACGTATGTTTGGTACAGATGGTTTAAAATTGTATCGAATTCTTTCTCCATCCATTGCGCCAGCATAACCAATTAGGTATGGACCTATTTTCCAAACTTTTGGAGCATCTAAAGCAAGAATAGTCCCATCATCTGAAGCACCACGATCACCTGCCATATAGACCTTGTCTTCATGTTTTACAACAGCAATGACTGTCACGATCTGTACTCCTTTGGATAAAGTGTAATTATAATTTTCTTTGTTTCTTCTTCGTAGTCCCAGAGACTATTATTAGTATACACGAAGTTCCTGATTTCGTCAAATGTTCCATAGACATGTTTTTCAGTATCCATACTAAGATTCATTTGAAAATCTGCATCCCAAGATTCTGAAAACTCTTGACTAATAGTATTAATAAAACCTTGCAATCCTATGGCTCTTAAAATAAAAACAGTTGGCTTTCTAAGTGATTGAACTTCTTTAAATGTTTTTTCTTTATTAGGTAGGTGCTCAAAGTTACCAGCAAAATAAAACTCATGAACGTTATGCCTTCCATTTACTACTGCGCTAATAACTGAATTTGGTCCTGGTAAAACTTGATATCCAAATCCAGCATCCATAAGTTTGCTCTTTAGTTCTGACATTGGCTCAAGAAATACAGACGATCCTTCATCAGATACAATAAAAATTTTTACATTTTTACCAGCAATCTTGACAATCTCATTCATGACCTCATTTGCTCTTTCTGGATTTGATTCTAAATTATATTGATATATTGTTGCTTGTGGGTTCATATTAGGCCTATAGTTAACTGGAAGATAGTTTAAACAACTGATAAGTCTGCTAAACTGTCTATGATTTTCAACAACAATAATATCTGCCTTATTTATATGTTCAATAGCATTAAGGCTAATATCTGCGGGATCTCCTATTGGCATTGACCCAAAAACTATATTTTCTCTAAAAATGTTTTGCTGAATAATGTCTTCAATTTGTGTTTGCACAGAGAAAAACCCCTCTAATAGATAGTATAACAAGTATACCACCAACTAGAGGGGCTGTCAATTAATGACTAATTAGCCTTTTTATCTACTGATTTAAAGGCGTCATTTATTTCTGCAAGTGATAGTTTTCCATCGTCTAAAAAAGCCCTTGCAAGCCTCTCAATTACGCTGGCTACACCAAGTAGTCCTGCTAAGAATACTGCCTGAACTGTATCTATTCCTACTACTGCGCCTGCTCCTAGGACTGATAGTCCTGATGCTGCGAATACCGCAAGAATTCTCATGAGTATATTCGTCAACGCCTTCTGTGAGTTTTCTTTCTTGGGTGCTTCTACTGCTATTTTTTTAGTTGCCATTATTCATCATCTCTATTTCTGATCGGATATGTGACTGCCCATGCAATTAATGTACATATAATTGCATACCCCACTATCGTCTTTGCAGAACCATCAAGGACTACCCAGGCAATAAACATACCTAGAAGTGTCCAAAGTTGATCTATCATATCTTGCATTATTTTCTTTATCATGGTCTTCTTCTCCTTATTCCCTTGGAATCGCCAGAGGCTCCTCCTCCACCTGACCCGCCAGAATTCCCACCGCCTGAGTGTGAGCCTCCTGTAGATCCTCCAGTGGAACCTGTTGCAGCACCGACAGCATTTAAGGCTGCACCTGCTGCGACAACTGTTGCAACAACCATTTCAGTTGCTTCTTTTCTTTCTCCTGGTGTCATATCTGCACCTATGCTACCCAATGCTTCTAATGCTGCACCTGGGTCATTAAATAATTCTGCTGCAAATGCTGCAGGGTCTGATACTAATTCAACCTGAACTGCAACTTCTGCTGTAATAACAACTGCTTCACCATTTTCAGATGTACGAACATCAACTGGTGTTTGTGGTGGTAAGTCTGCTAATTTAATTCCAGCCTCTGCCACCTGTTCTTTAGTAAGATTTTCACCTTCTGGGACTGATTGAACTAAAGCATCAGCAACAATATCTTTTTCTGCTTCAGATAATTTACCATCTGAATTAGCCAGAGCAACAATTGCTACAACATCTTCTTTTGATACTTCTCCATCTGAAGCAAGTGCTTCAAGTACAGCCTCTTGGTCTGCTACTGAAACTTTACCATCTTCTGATAATGCCTCAATTAATTGATCAGTTTCTTTTGCATCTATTTCTCCATCTGCTGCCATAGACTCTGCAATTGCTTCTACTTCTGTGCTATCTATTTCCCCGTCTAATAATGCTTCATCAACCGTATTGTTTACTTCTTCTTCTGATCCCGTCACAGGTTCTGTATCAACTGGTTCAACGTCTACTGGTTCTGTATCCACAGGTTCTGTTTCAACAGGCTCTGTGTCTATAGGCTCTGTGTCTACAGGAGTAGTGTCTATAGGTTCTGTTTCAACAGGTATGGTATCTATAGGTTCTGTTTCTATAGGTTCTGTATCAACTGGCTCTGTCTCTACGGGTGTGGTATCCACAGGTTCTGTCTCTACAGGGGTTGTGTCTACAGGGGTTGTGTCTACAGGTGTGGTGTCTACAGGGGTTGTGTCTACAGGGGTTGTGTCTACAGGTGTGGTGTCTACAGGGGTTGTGTCTACAGGTGAAACAACTACGGGTGGCTCAACCAATGCAGGTGGTTCAACTGTTACAGGTGTAGGTGCTGGCGCAGGCGCAGGAATTGCACTAATTACCGTTTGTGCCTCTGCAATTATTGCAGGTGCAGTAGTTACTTTTTCTACTGCTGTAGAAACAATTGCAAGATCTGCTACTTTTGCAGTTAATGTTGTATCTGCTGTTGCTAATGCAGTCACAGTATTTTGTGAAACTGTTGCAATAGGAGCAATTACTGTATTTGTATTTGCTGTATTTGTTGCAACAATTGCCGTAACTGCTGAGTTTAATGTAGCAATTTGTGCATTTGCTGTATCAATTGCTGCCAATACTGTTGCATTATCTGGATCAGGAGTAGGAGTAAATGCAGCGCCTTGACTAATTGTTCCAGTAAATCCCGTAGTAGTGCTTGTATTACTAATATTTGTTACGGGACCATTTGTAGTCTCTCTTACGTTAAATCTAGCACCATTTGGGATTGGTCCAGTCACGCTTACATCTGCCTGCCAGGCACCATCTGAAGGATTAACATCCGCATTAAATCTAACTTGAGTCATTTGTGTTTCTGCTGTTTGCAAAGGATAAACTCTAAGATCCCAAGCAACGCTAAGTGTATTGGTAGTTGTTGAGTATGTAATTCCAGATCCATTACTCCAAGTAGTCCAGTCATACCCTGCTATAGAAATGGAAGGTGCATTAGGTGTAGAATAATAATTTGCACCCTCATTTACTCCAAAGGTGATTGTCGCATTAGATCCTACAAAAACATTATTATATGTGACTCCGCCCATCTGTAAATTAAATGGAAGATTCATGCGAACACCAGCATCATCTATATTAGATAAAACATTTGTGGTTGTACCAATAGTTGCAGCAAGGGCATTGACTGCATCTTGAGCATTATTAATTGCTACGTTTGCCTGGGTTAATTGTGTTTGTGCCTCTGTCCGTGCAGGAGTTACTGCTGATACCGCCGTGGTTGCCGTTGCCACTGTGGCAGTTGCGGTATCTATTGTTGCCTGTGCTGCCTGTATTGCAGTAGAGGCTGTTGCAGCCTGTGCTACTTCTGTTGCAATTGCGGTGGCTACTTGAGTGACGGTAGTTGGAGTTTCTGTCATCAAAGGGGTTGCTGTTGCTATAACTGTTGCAGTTGCGGACTCAACTACGGGAGTTGCTGCCGTGACGGCAGTTTGGGCTGCAACAACTTCTGGTGTTTGAGTTGTAGCACTTACTGGAATTGCTGCTACTGCTTGAGTAACGCCAATGACTGTTTGAGTAACTGTCTGGGTAACTGCTGTTGCTGTCTCTACCGCTGTGGACACATTTGATACTTCTGCAACCGCACTGGTTGCTGCTGCAACTGCTGTATTTGCTGCTGTTACGGCTGTGTTAGATGTTGTTACTGCCTGTACTGCAGTCGCAATAGTTGCTGTTGCTGTATCTGAGGCCTGTGCTGCTTGGGCTACTTCTACTGTTGCAGTTGCAATGGCTGTATTTACCGCCTGCTGTGCAGGGCTTACAACAACCTGCTCTGAGGGCGCTGGAACTTGATCAGCATGTGCGTAATCTGCTGGAAAGAATAACATCCATAAAGTTAAAAGCAAACCTGCTAATCCAGATTTGATTAGAAGTGATTTTATTTACCTTTCCCCCTTATGCAAACAATGTCTGCTAGGATGATTATACCATTTTATTAAACAAAAAAGAGGGCTAGCACTTGGCTAACCCCCTAATTTATGAAGTTAAATTACTTCTTTAGTGCAACCTTTAACTTAGGGAACTTTTTGTTCCACTTAGTTGCAAGTGCATTGTATTCCGCCTTGTACTTTGCTGCTGCTGTTGCTGCTGCAAGATCAGATGCTGCCTTTGCAGTAACTGTTGCTGAATCAGATGTTGCCTTTGCGTCTGCAAGTGCTTTATCTGCTGCAACCTTATCTGCTGCACGGCCAGCACGTTCTGCAGCAAGTGCTGCATTTGCTACTGCTAGTTGTGCGTTAACTGCTGCAAGTTCTCCTGCAAGATCACGAACTACTACTGTTGCAACTACAGAACCAACTGGTGCTGAAAGACCAGTTACTGCTGTTGCTACTGTTGCATATGCTGTAACAGTTACTGAACCTGAAGCAGGAAGTGTAACTGTCTGCTCCTTAGTTCCAAGTGTTGCTACTGCTGTATCTGTTGTAAGTGCTGTTGCAGTTGCTGCACCATTTGCGCTTACCAAAGTATTGATTGTTGCTCCACCCTTTACGTTACCGAATACGTCGTATCCTGTTACCTTAAGAGTCGCAACTGTTGCTGCTGCGCCAGATGCTGGGGCAGTCAGAGTGATTGAGTTCAAAGCACCTGCGGTACCTTGTACATAATATGTTGTTGAATTTCCACCAACTGTTACAACAACTGTTCCAACTGCAGTAGTCTTTGTGTAAACATAGAAGTCTGCTGTTGTTCCTGTTCCTGTATTAATTGTTAGTGATGATGATCCAGATGACGCTGTCACTGGTGCGGTTGATGTTGCAAGAGCAGGAACGATTGTTGCATTTACTGCAACTGCTGAAACTGCTGTGCCTGTATCTACAGATGAAACAGCAATCTTCAATGCATCTGCTGCATCGATACTGTTATCTGCTGGTACTGGAAGTGCTACAGGAGTTGTTGCTACTGTACCACCTGTTGCTGCAGAACCCGCAACCGTTAGGGTTGTCGTGGCAGCGCTTGCAGATGTTGCTACAAGCATTGTGCTAGTCAGGGCTGCAGCGATGATTAGCGATACTTTCTTGAATGAATTCATTTTATCTCTTTTCTTGTTATAGTGTTTTTAATCTATCCATAATATCAGAATCAGAAATATCTTCATCTTTTATGGTAGGTTTATATTGTATCACATTGCGAGAATCCATGTCAAATTGCTCTTCTGGAGTCTTTGGTCTATCTCTATAAGTATGAATCTCTATTTCAGTATTCATACTTTTTGGGGTATGCGATATTGCCCCAAATATTGCTCCACACACAGCATCAGCCAAGTCCTTTGACTTCTTGCGGGGGTGATCAACTCTATCATTTTTCATAATTTTTAACTGTGTTAGTTCATCAAACAAAAGTTCGATTGACGGCATGACCAATCTTTCTTCATACACAAGCATTGCCATATCTTCATAATGTTTTTTAGCAACAGAAACAGTATCAGTTCTCATTCCTACCTGATTTAATTCATTCTGGATATCAAATGACTGCCATCTGTCAAATGAGACCATGCCTATGTCAAAGCCAAGCCTTCTAAGATTTTGAATCCATTGCTTTACTTCTGAAAGATTAACTGGCCCTTCAACTTTTGGCTCCCACCATACTACTGCATCTACCACTACAATTGGTGCTACCTGTTCATAGTTGTTAATGACTTGTATGTTTACCCATTTTTCTACATGAGCAATTGCTACTGCACATTTATCGTGCTTCTGTGCAAGGTCAGCGTGTACATAATATTTTTTGGTTGGATCTGGTTTAAAAGATTCATCAAACCTTTTAAATGTGTCAATAGGATTTCTTAATGTCATACATGACCTGACTTTTTCTTGTTGCTTAAAGAATGCATCTGATGCAAAAGTTGGCACACATGCAAAGCGCATCATTGCATCCCCAAGATCAGTCATAAAAGCAATTTTAAAATCATCAATTTTTCTTGTAGGGTTTACTTCCCATGTTGGTCTTTTTAATGCAAATACTCCTGGGTATTTGTATGAAATAATATGGTCTTCATCCCATGAAATTTCAAAAGTATTATCTGGGCTATCATCTGGTAAAATAGGATTAATTACAAATTTATGTGTTCTTTCAATTTCTTCTTTTTCTGATATAACCGCATCATACTTCTCTGAAATAAAGTCACCTGGATATCTAGGGAATGATAGCAAAACCACCTTGCCAAGGTCAGGGAAACGAGAATCAACGGATCCACGAAATGCCTTATAGATATTGTCAGCCGTCTTGCCTTGATCATTTCCACTACCAATTTCTGATGCAAAACCAGAAATCTCATCAAGCACTGCAAGCAAAAGGTTTAAACCCTCGTGTGATTCACGTTCTGAGTGTCCAGAGTAGACGGTAATAGATTTATTAAATTCAATTGAGTCTGCTTTAGCATAATATTTTCCAGAAAACCATGGAGACTTTTCAATCTTTGTTTTAAAACCTTTAAAGAAAACATTCTTTGCTTGTTGTGCGTTAATAGCCACATTGATTAGATCAATAGCATATCCAGAGGGTTTACCAAAATACTTTGCTGGATCTTTAAGGCACAACAGTTTATATACTATATATGAGCATGCTACTGTTGATGTAAAGTCTTTTCCAGATCCCTTGCCAAGTTGCAAAATGATTTCGTTTTTTGTATACTTATCGTAATATCTTGCTCCTTCTTCTTCACCCATTAAATCAATGAGATCTTCTTTTTTATATATCTGACTCATTGCCTCTACAATGTCATATTGTATGTCTGAAAGACCTGGTTGACCAAGAAAATCTTCGCCCTCAACAAATGTTTTGGCATCTACGGGTATCTCATCAAAATGACTAGATTTTAAAGCATCAAGAAATTCATCAAACATCGTGTATAACCGTAATTACTTCATCTCTTTTTGCAATTGATGAAAGTCTTTTCATAATTTCATCACGAATCTGTGGATACTCTGAGGCAATGTCTTTTAATATAGACATTAAAATTTCCTGCTTATGCTCAATCTCCACCATCTCTTCTGCAAGTTCTTTATTTTCCAAAAGTCCTGCCTTCTGCAACATGTCAATACGCTTTGTATCGATATCCATAAGTAACTTTAGGGCTGTTAGTCTTGCACTAGGGTTATTATTAATTGTAGTTTCTTGTACAACTTCCCAGGCATTTTGCTTTAATATATCAAAATGTGCATCTGCTGATGACAAGGCTTCTTTAGCACGGGCACGAATTGCATCGTTAGCAGAAGCCATAACTTTCCACTCATTAATAAGTGTAACAACTTTTTGCCTTGGAATTGCAAGTTGTTTTGAGATTACGGTTGGATCATTCCCCTTTAAATATTCTTCTACAACAAGATTAATCTGATCTAAATGTTTAATTAAATCTTCATCAGTTGACATCTTGTTGCCCCTTTGCAATTTTATAAAGAACCAGATATCCAATTAAATCATCAATATCATTATCTCCAGCATAGCCTTGATTATTTTTAACTCTATTTAGTTTATCATCAATACGTACTTTTAGTTGCTCTGTTGAGTCTGCAGTTGAAAATATTCTTGCTGGTTCAAGAGCAGAGTTTCCATAAGAAATATTTTTATCAATTAGCATATGGGCAATCTCATGGCAGGTTGACCAAATTTTATTACCTGCTGGTGCGCTCAATGACTTTAAATAAAGATCGCTGCAATTAAAGTTTTTTACATCATTGAATACTGGCTTAAGCATTATCTATATCCTCTTCTAGATCCCAATCAAAGCCTTCTGGCAAATTTTTAAGTGTGAATAGTGTATATGCAAAACCAGCAGACATGACTAATGACAAAATAACTAATGCTTTATTTGTTTTTTTCATCGTTTTGATTTCCTTAATCCAAATTTTGCAAGATATACGTAGATAGTTTCTAAACTAACTCCGCACTCCTTTGCAATCTCTTCTGGTGTTTTTTTATCCATAACATACCTCTTACGCATAAATGTCTCACTTGTATATAGTTTAGCAGCCATAGCGTTATTTGTCAACTCCTATAGCCTTGCCCCAGTTTGATAGTGCCCAATGACCTATACCACAGGCATCCGCTACATCATTATCAGTAATAGTTCTATCATATATGGTATTAATATATCTAATAGTTCTTTGCTTTCTTAAATCTCTTTCATATGACTTAAGCCACGATTCTGACTTCCCTGGGTTTTGTGCTTTAATATATAGTTTTTCATCTTTAGATATTTTCTTATTTCCAATAAAGTTTTGCCATGTGATAGGTGCAACTTTACCAATTACTTTTGTTCCTGCCTGACCTGCTGAACCTAGTATTGCTCCTTGAACAAGAGCAAGATCTGCAGCAGTTTTTGGGCTATTCATAAATACAGTATGCTCAATAATAATTGCCTCAAAACCACCATAGTAGTCAAAAAAAGCCTTTACCTTATTTCCAGCATCCATAACTTTTTGATAAGTATCGTTTCCAACAAAATTAATCTTACCAACAGAGCCCAAAGTTTTTTCTTGGGTATCAAAAAGAGCAAAGGCAAAATTATTAGTACTAGCATCAATAGCACAAATAGTTTTTGGTGGTAACTCAAGTCCCCACTTATTCTTTACCATTTGAAAGATCCTTTATCTCTTTAAGAATTTTTGATACATCTTTTGGATTGATAGCACATGTATTACATAATGCATCATCATTATATATAGAAAGTTGCTGATCGCAAGATTTGCACTTGCGGTCTTTTCCTTTTCTTTTCTGTCTTCTTGAGTATAAATATCTAGTAGCAATTTTTTGCTTTGTTGCTTGCTCTCTGCAAGTTACAGAACAATAAATTTGATAGGATACGGTTCCAGAAAACTGGTTATCGCACCAATTACAATTCTTCATCCAGTGGCTCCAAGGGTTTAATTTTTAGATCCCCTTCGCCTGCTGACGCACATGCTTTTTGAACTGGGCATGACTTGCATATTTTTGAATTTGATCTGTAGTTTTTCTTAGGTAAAGTTCTTTCAACCCAAGCCCTACGTACTTCTCTCATCCAATCAAATGCCTGGTCTACCCACCGACGGTAATGATCGTTAACTTCTACTGGTAAAACCAGTAATTCATGATTGTTTTTATTTTCATAGATTAGAACACCTTTTGCTTTCTTTAAAATTTTCATATAGATTAATATCTGTATTAGGTGTCCGCTCTTTGCTTTTCTTTTATTCTTTCTATATTCAAATCCCTCATTCATCATTGTTTTAATTTCGCCAACCATCTCTTCGCCCTGCCAGTTAAGCATTGCATCTCCATATCCAAAGATAGGTGGATCTTGGTTGATAATTTTAAACTCTGTTGTTGGATTGCCCGAATCATCTTTAAATATTTGAGCAATGCCAGAAGCCATCATTGCGTCTTGAATTCTATCATGTGACTTTGTACCAGCAGTCATGTTGGCTACACCATAGGCATCGTTGTTATCTTCAAATGTTTGCCCATCAAAAGCCAAATACCAGTATCTTGCACACTCCCCATGCCCATATGCAATTGTAGAAGGCGCAAAGGTCTTCTTTTGTGTATGCTTTGGACCACGACCTTCAAGATATCCAGATTGAATTTTTTGAATCATGGACTCTGTATCAAAAGTATCTACTTCTTTAGGATCACTCTTAATCATTATTGATTGTAATAAACTTTTAGTCATTTTTTCTCGTTTCCGTTTAGTATAAGTATAGCAGAAATTACTTTGTTGTGTATTTAAGAGCAGATACCAAATTGTTTATTGCTTCGGCTGCAGTATAATAAATATTCTTTTTACCTCGATCTGATTTATCAACATTTGCCATCCAAGTTGCCTTGAGGGCCATCTTTGCTGCGATGGCTTGAAGTCTAACTATTTCAATAGTGGCAACATTCAGAGGAATGTCTGGCTTAAGAATTACTTTTGCAATAAAAGTTAAAGCAGTTGTAAGTTCTTCATCGTTCATATAGTCTGCAATCTCTGAAAGACCATTTATCATATCTATTGTTGTATTATTTTGTTCCATTTTATCCCATCGATTCTATTGATATACCATCTAAAATTCCGTCTTCATTCCATTTTCTAAATGCTGACTGCATATCCTGTCTTGATTGTAACTCATCTAAATATTTTTTTCTTTTGTCTTTATTTTTTTCTGGATCAATAGGATTATCTTCACCAGTAAATCGATAACTTGTTGTAGGGCAATAGTCCATGCTTATAATCTCACAAAACTCACCTTCTTTAAACTTACGTTTTGGTCGCCAATGTATTTGATTAACAGCACTAAAGACAATTGTCTGTCCGCCCTTCAAGGAATATTTTGTAAAATTGTTGGTATCATCCCAGTTACTTACATAAAGGTCCCAGTCTATGTTTGTGTTTGGGCAGTAGTTAATAGTTATAAGATATACATAATCGTCTAAGTGTGGTTGCAAGGCTGGGGAGTTATCTCCATACCCATAGTTTATATTATAATCAATATAGTTCCAGTGACAAAGGGCTATGTCACCATTATAGAGTGGCTTTGCAATTTCATCTAAACGCTTTTCGCAATCTTCTGGCATGTCAAATTCAATTAACATCCTTGACATGTTTCGTGGGATCTTTGGTTGATATCGACTTTTAAATTCTGATTGACGAATATATCCATCTTCAACTTTATCACCAATAAAGAAAGGTTCGATAAGTCTATTCTCTTCAATTCTTCTTCTTATCTCTGCATCTTGTTCGGCAGTAAAAAGATTATCTATATAGAATGGCAATGGCTTTGTATAGTTTTCAAAACCAGTTAAATATTTATGCATCTCAGCCATTTGACCAACCACCGTTAGAATAATAAATCTCTTGGTAGTGTGATGCTTTTTTATCCATCTCTTTATTTAAATCTGGACCCTTTTCTGGTAGGTTGGG